CCTACTCGACTTGGTGATTCGCAACGGTCGCTTCGGTTTAGTGCCCGTCTGTGATTTCGACGACCCTGTGGAGATCACCGGCCTATTCACCAGCGGCAACATCCTTGAAGACAGCTTTGAGTTCTCGGTTGTGCCAGCGGAGAACAGAATCCCTCCAAGGATTTCAGTGCGCTGGAGAGATGAGCGCCCGAACTCCGAAGGCGGTCTGTTCCCCGTGGTTCGTCAGATAACGGTGCGAGAGGCAGACACGCCTGAGGATGCACCGCTGGAATCCATCGATATATCTGAGTATGCAACCAGCGAGAAGCACGCGATCGACGTGGCCAAGTATCAGTGCCGTACTCGCCGTCTGATTACAGATACAGTCCGCTTCACCACGACTCCAACGCAAGCAGCTCTAGACATCGGTGCAGCATTCAAGCTGGGCATTGAGACGGTCACTTACGACCAACCACAAAACGGAGCAATTGCTGGGGACGGTGCCATAACAAGTTGGCCCCCATTAGCTGATGGCACTTACAACGTCTTGATCTGGGACGGAACCACTTCGACTGTTGAGGAAGCAGAGATTGAGGTGCGCGGCAGCAAAACAGATCGCAGTAACGCTGTCTTCTGCGTCCGTTCCACCGTGGGCGACACGGAGGTTTATCGAACACAAGCCGTCAGCTACAACGAGGAAGGGAATCTCCAAGTTGAGGCGACAATTTATCCAACAAACGAAGACGGCCTTAGCCTGATCGCAGAAGGCTGGGATACCGCCTCCAACTGGGTTATCGAGGGCCAGATTTACTCATGACAACGACTTTCCCAAGCCTTTGCCCAACCAGTCGGCAGTACCAACCGGGTGAATATCCAACCCAGCGCTTCAACAGCATCAGCGGAGCTGGAACGACTCGCCTTTATGGCAGCAAGCCTTACGACGCAACGCTAAACGTCGACTTCAATGTGACGGACTCGGAGCTAATCAAGATCATGGATTGCTGGGCCGGTGCGCGTGGATCGGCATCGGTGCTGACGCTGCCTGATTCGTTATTCCAGGGGATGGCGGCTGGTCTGAGGTCTGAAATTCAGGGCTCCTTAAACTGGAGGTGGGCGCAACGCCCTTCGGTCACGTCTTTATTTCCTGGGCGTTCCCGAGTACAAGCACAGTTCATCGCCACTTTGGATAACTCATGACAGTCCTTACGGGATCCGATGGCGACCTGATCTACGGCACAGCGCGTGTCGGGAAGGTCAGAGACTGGACGTTGAATATCAATCGTGATGCGCTCGAAGATACGTGTGTTGGTGAGTACAACCGAACATTTATCACTGGTCTGCGCAACACCACGGGCAGCTGCACGATCTATTACGACCCGAGCAACAACACAGCTGTAAAGCTGCTCAACACAATTTTCGACGATGCAGCGACTCCACAGGACGTGAGTTTTGTGTTCAACCGTTCGGAGACAGGCAGTCGATTCCGCTGCAATATCTTGTTTACCGGCATCACAGAGAGTGTTGACACTGGTGCCGCACAAGCTGTCAGCTGCACATTCCAGGTGTCCGGCGAAATTGACGGGAGGTTCTGATGCCTGTTCTGGGCTGTGGCGGAAAGCTTGTTTTACGCAGAGAGGCACCAGCCCCTTGCGTCCTTAATCCAGAGAGTTTGGACGCGGAAAACAACCGCTATTCATCACTATGCGATGAGAACTACTGGAGCGGCGACAAGGTCAGCGTCGACTGCTTACCGGAACCAGACCCAAACTTTCCTCCTGACCCAGGAAGTTGGGCTACTTACTTCAACAGCTCTTGGTTTCTTGGTCCTAATCGTGACCACATCACTGCTAGTGACCACGCTTTTTACAAGACAGACGACGAGGAATACCCAGACGGAGAGGCCGGTGATGACGCGCAGTTCTACGCCCGAGTGGGAGACACTTCAGGCGGAGAGGAAATCAGAGATTGTGACCCGAGCGATCACTGGATTCACGTCGACCAGCTGGGACGAGTTTCTTTCTACAACAGTCGTTGTGACGCCTTATCAGGGTGCGAACGCAACCGAATAGACCTTGAAGCGATAGGCAAGCCGATCACAATTGCACCGTTCGGCTCTCTTGAATATCAAAACGCCGTGTGGGAGTGCGTCAGCGAAGCTGGCGACTATCAATTCAGTGACGTCGAAGACAGTGTCACTTTGGAGACGATCTGCGATAACCCGCCGGACTACGAGCGACCGGATGTCGGCACAGATGAATTCGACAACGCAAACGTCTTGCCTCGTGAAGGCGGAGGTGGTGCTGTCCCCTACTGGCAATGCACAGCTGATTTACGTGAGTGGACGCTTCAGCTCGAAGCCCCAAGCGTTGACACGACCAGCGTCAGCGAGAAGTTTGGCGAAGCTGTGAAATCTCTCGTCAATGGAGGTGGCACCACCGAATTTTTCGTGGAGCGCCGTTGCACGGATGACGATGTAACTGACTCCACAATCCTGATGAAGCTGCTTCTGCTGACTTCAAAGGGCTGTAAAGCCGATGCGCAGTTCTACATGATCCAGCGTGATGGGTGCGGAAGCGACTGCGAAGGTCTGATTAAAGGAGACTTGTACTACGAGACGCAAGTTCTAATAACCAACACTGCTGTCAACTTGCGCCCCACGGAGATCGTTGCTGGATCGGCAAGTTTTGTCACCACCGGAGAGATCGCACTGAGGGAAACCCCATAAAACGCAGCAATTAGACTGAAGGCACTGTTGAGCTGGTTCGTCAGTGACTGAGCTAAATCGGAGTGCTGAAGCGGCGAGCCTTGGCGATATTGATACAACCCAGGCTCAGTTCAGGGAGCAGGTTGACGTAGTTGCTGATGAGCTTCGCCAGTTAGCTGGTAACGCAGACGTTCCAGACGATCCCCTCACCCCTACATACACGATTTACGTCGATGCCTACAGGGGTAGCGATGTTTTTGTCAGTGGCGATTTCAAAGACACAGGTGACGTTGAGGCACGCATCAGCCTGCAGCGTCTAGAGGCTGGTTATACGCAAGCACGTCCATTCCGCACCATCAACCGTGCGGTGATCGAAGCCGCGATCATCACCAGCCGGACGTGGTTTACCTCTGATGCCGAGCGCGACCGTGCTCTGGTCAGCATCCAGTTGATGACAGGTGAGCACACGGTGCTCAACGGTGAGGGCAGCACCGACACCATGGATGCGTGGGACGACGATTACGTTCCCACTGACGACGACCTGACTGCGTTTAACCCAGAAACTGGCGGTTTGATCCTCCCGCGTGGGGTCAGTGTCAATGGCATGGATCTGCGCAAGACGCTGCTCCGCCCTGACTTCGTGCCAACTCCAGAGGATGAGGCAGACGATTACGGCAACCGCTCAGCCATTTTCCTAATGACAGGCGGCGGCTACTACAGCGGATTCACCTTTAAGGATCAAGCTGATGCCACAACCAGCCATCACCTGTTGAGCTGTTTCGCTTTTGCTAGCGACGATGACCTCAACGATTTTTACCTGAAGATCCGCGAGATTGCAGGTGACATGGTGGATGACACCAATGGTGTCGCTCGCGAAGACGAGAATCGCATTGTCGGCCCTAAGCCTGTAACAAGCCAAACCATCGACACCGATACGGTCGATGGAGCATCGCCCTACATCTTCCACTGTTCAGTCCGTTCAATCCTCGGATTGTGTGGTGCGTTCTTAAACGGCGACACCGTCACCGGTTTTGACTCCTGCGTGATGGCGCAGTTCACAGCTGTTTCACTGCAGACAGACCTCAACAACTGGGAGGTCTACGACAATGCGACGACCAGCTGGGGCGCTCCTGATGACTACGCCACGCTGATCGAGACATCACCAAACGATGTACGGCAAACGATTGCACGCCGTTCTTTCCACATCCGTGCGGTCAACAACGCAATCTGCCAAGAGGTCTCGGTCTTCGCTATTGGACACGGAGTTCACCACCTCACCGAATCCGGCGGTGAGCTGACCATCACCAACTCAAACTCCAACTTCGGTGGCTGCGCCTTGCTGAGCGAGGGCTTCAAGGATTTTGCTGCACCTCAAGACGAGGGCTGGACCGGCATCCAAATCCGCCGTGCTGTCGATCCGCTATCGATGGCCAACAACATGACGCGGATCACCATCGGTCAGTTGGTGGACACCCAAGACAATGACGCCACCACCCTGGAGCTGGTGGATGAGTTCAACCCCGGCATCCTCAGCCAGCGCGGTTACGCACTCAACGCAGGCGACTTTGTCTGGATCGACAACCCCGGTGGAGCGGACTACCGCGCCCAGCTTGCTGATCCCCCGTGGGACGAAGCAAACCCCAACGACATCCTGTTGGAGAACGCTGCTGTCACTGACGATGACGACGGCAACCGAGCACCTGGCACGGACGGCAACATCCTGCAGGACTTGGCGGGCAAAGCGGTTTACGTTCGTCGGATCAAAGACGTGCGCGACATCACAGAGCGCAGATATTCGGTGATTCTCCAAGGCGATGGATCACAGCGCCGCCCTGTCTCTGCTTATGTCTTGCAACCAGCGACAGGAAGCTGGAACGAACGCATTGTCACCGTCGCTAACTGTGAGCGCACCACTGATTACGACGACTCTGTACTTGCAGAACTGAAGACGAATCTGCGCCCAGAAGCGGAGATTGAATACGACGAAGACTTCTACTACCGACCGGGCGACACGATCCGCCGTGACAACAAGCACTTCACAGCGGCTCGCACCACCTCCGGCACATTTGACGCAGACATGTGGTCTGAGTCGTTTGTCCATACAGATGAGGCTTACGTCCCACCCGGATTCTTCGAGAACGCGGCACCTGTTCTGACGTTTGATACTGACCTGGATCAGGCAGAAGACAGCACAGACCTCGGCGTTTCTCTAACTAATGCACCGTTCCAGGCAATGCTGCGCAGCGGTGTCGACTACCAAGGTGCGTACAACTATCTGCGCAACATCGGAGAAACAGACGCTGATGCTCATGACTTGCTGGCACCCCAACCGGCAGATTCAAGAGACGAAGCGGCTGACGATGCAGTGGAGCTGCGCCGTCCCAGTGTGATTCGCGCCTTCGGCCAAGCCTTTGAGTGGGCCGGATTCGGCAACTACACCAAAGCATTGCCGCTGTATCAGCAGGATCTCAGCGACCTCAACCGCTTCACCTACTACTTCACCAATGTGGGTGGCGGCAAGGTCTACGCCTCGGGCTTTAACGAGGAAGGCTTCCTCGTCACCAACCGAGGTCTTGAGGAAGTTGAGACCGGTCGGATTCTGGGCTTTGAAGCTATTGCCGACCCTGAAAATCCGATCGAAATTCCAACAGTCGAGAACGCCACGACAACCCAGCGCGGCATTGTCGAACTGGCAACAGTGGCTGAAGTTGACGGTGGAACGGATGACCAGCGAGCAGTCACACCAGCCAGCCTTGCGAACGTTGTAGAGAGCATCTCCTCAGCAGTCGTACCGACTGGAACGGTGATGAACTTTGTCGGAACAACAGCGCCTGATGGCTGGCTCGAAATGAACGGCCAGACCATCACTGCTGCTGCTTTCCCCGATCTCGTCGAAGTATTGACGGGTGATGACAGTGCTACTGAAGCAGTTGTGCCAGATTTGCGCGGTGAGTTTGTTCGCGGTTGGGACAACGGCAGAGATGTGGATACTGGTCGGGACATTGCGACAGCGCAGGACGACACAACTCGTCGCCCTCGAACCAATTTCACGACGGGAAGCGATGGCAGCCACAGCCACTCCTATAGCCGTGTCGAATACGCAATCAGCGTCACCGATGACTCACCAGACCAAGGTGCAGCTGTGAATTTCACCAGCGGAAACACCAGCAGCACAGGCAACCACACTCACACCATCAACGGTGGTGATGACGAAACCAGGCCAAGGAACATCGCCCTGATGTTCATCATCAAGGACTGATTAAGCTGAAGGCACGCCTGGTATAGGCGTGTCCTTCGGCTGAATAGCAATGTCAGTAAAGATCGTCCTCAAGAACAGTGCTGTTGAGGACAAAAGACCTACAGCAAACCAACTAGCAAACGGTGAGCTGTCGCTTGGTTACAACCAAGCTGGTGCGTATCTCTGCTGTAAGGACACCGATGGCAATATCCAACAAGTTGGCGGCATCAAGGTCAACGATGCTGCACCGAGCAATCCCGTTAAGGGAACCCTGTGGTTTAAGACGGATACCAGCACGCTGTATGTGCATGACAGCGACAGCTGGCTGAAGGTTGCCGGTGGAGATGGTGGTGGTGGATCGGGCAGCTCTGATGTCACTCAGTTAATTGCTGGTGATGGCGTCAAAGTTTCACCCAACACAGGCAAAGGTGATGTCACTATCACCTTTGATTTTGATAGCAAGAAAGGTCTTGAGATTTCTGGCGGCAAAGCAGCCGTCAAGCTTGGCAAGAATCTGTCGTTCGACGCAGACGGAAAGATTGATGCTGCAGACCCAGTCGATCCAGGCGTCACCAAGCTGACCGCTGGTACTGGCATCACACTCAATCCAGC